AGTCGGCCAGCCGCTCGTCGGCCTGCAGAGCGGCCACGAGAGCATCCTGAGCCGCGAAAGCCTTGGTGTTCAGGCCCACGGTCAGCCGATCCCGAAAGCCATCCGGCCGTGCTGCTGAATGGCAGCGTCGACCTCGGGCAGCCCAGTGACACCATCCCGGCCAGCGATGGTGAGCCGGAAAGTCTGATCGCCGATCGAAGTCGCGGTGGCTCGTCCCGGGATCGGGGACTGCGCAATGTATTCGCGGGCGAGGATAAGAGCAGCCCGGGTGATAGCGCCCGGCGGCCGGTCCAGCCCGTACTCGTAATGGAAAGAGATGTTGCGGTGCCCGAATGGCCACGCCGGCCACTGCACACCGCCGGAGCGCCAAATCTCATTGTCGTCAATGGTGAGCTTGTCCAGCTCGGTCTGCGTGAGAGCAGAGCCGTTGATGCTCACAGAAATAAGCTTGCGCACAGCGAAATCGGGCACCCGAATACCACGGTAGTCCTGCCCATACATCAGCGGGTTCCAGCCACGGGTGAGATCAGGCGCGGTGCCATCCACGAGCACCCGCCGGCCACGAGGGACAAAAGCGAGCCGGGCAGCGCGACGGCCCTCGATGGTGTCCTCGACCCAATCCCGGACCATCTCCAGCCACGCGGTCGGATACTTCACAGCGTCGGCGAAAGCCCGGTCGAAACCACGCAGCTGGGCGATCGAGAATAGGTGCCCGCCCACGAGCTGCACCTCCACAGACCACTCCCGGGTCTCCCCGCCAGCCACGCCGGTGAAATCGGCCCGGTAGGTGTCGAGGTAAGGCATGAGCCCGACCGGCACATCGAAAGTCAAAGTGTCGTTTGCGTAGGTCGGCACATCGGCCAGCAGGAGCGAACCGGCCCCGTCATACAGGGACACATGAAAAGGCGCTACGAGCGCCAGAGGCTCGCCCGAGTCGTCAACGGTCGGGCAAGTGATTTCGTAGGAACCGGCGGTGCGGCGAATGACCCGGGGCACCGGCCTACTCCTTGACGGCCTTCTCGCCCCGCGCGCGCGTGGCCTTCTCGGCCTTCACCGGCTGGGCCGCACCCTGCGAGAGCAGAACGGAAGCAAGGCCCTCGTCGGCAACCTCCACCGTCTCGCCCGCACGGAACTGATGCGACTTCACGCCATCGGCATCGCCAACTTGCACGCAGTAATCCAGAACGATCTGCAGCTTCATGGTGCTAATCCTCTCCGGAGTGTCACGGAATACGGAACGGGCCGCCCCCCTCGTGAGGCAGCGGCCCGCCCGCGAGTGCCTACAGACTAGGCGTTGTTCGACTTCAGCAGTCGCAGCGCGTCCTTGTTCCAAGGCGTGCCGCCCATACGGCCGAGGCCGTAGAAGCGAATCAACGGCGTGGCCGTGTAGGGGTCGCGCAGGATCGAAGCCTGCTTGTGGATGCCGACGGCGTAAGCCTGCGCGAGGTCACCGAAAGCAACCGGGAAGTTGCTGGCACCGATCGCAGGAGCGTCGTCAACTTCGACCACACGCTTGCCGAGGATGTAGAACCCGTCCGCGCGCGTCTCCACGAGCGGGGTGTTGTTCAGGTTCGGGAAAGCGAAGCCAAGAGCAACCGACAGGGTGGCCGGGCTCATGTACCACTTCGTGTTCGCACGGTACTTCTGAGGCAAAGCAAAGAAGGTCGTGAGGAACGAGGTGTTGGTCAGGGCGCCCGCCGAACCGGACAGCGTTGTTGCGTAGGTGCTCGACGCGGTGAAGATGCCCTGTGGCTTCTGGCCGGAGCCGTTGCCCGTGGCGAGGTCGGCTTGGAACTGCTCCGCGAAGTCGCCGTAAATCCAGTTCAGGATCAAGTCCTCAGCACCGTCGACAGAGTCGAGGAACTGCTGGGTCACGCGCTGGTCGGTGTAGTAGTCCCATGCCTGCAGGACGCCGTTGGTGAAGGTCGGCTCGGTCTGCTCCGAACGGCTGCCGGTCTCCGGCGCGTTGGCGACGACACCGTGAGCGTCCTTGCGGGGCAGGTAGAGCGTGGTGTCACCCGTCATCTGGAACACCGTGGTGTTCTCCAACAGCGGGCTGACCCTGCGGTACTTCTCGATCAGAGGTCCGTGCACCGGCTCGGGGACGACATAGCCACCGGCACCATCGTTCATGGCTTGGATGGCAGTGCGGTCCTCAATGCCGGAACGCAGGAAGTCGCGGTAAGCGGCTACCGAACGGTCCTCGACGCTTGGGCCTCCCGGAGTAGAGCCAGCGTCAGCGATGCGGCGAGCTTCGTCCAGCTCGGCGTCACGCGCTTCCACGCGCAGACGGTCGAGCTCCTCCAGCTGGCCAGTGATTTTGAGCAAGCTGTCGCGCTCTTCGTTGGTGATGCCTTCGCCCTTGTCGGCGATGGCAGCACCAGCGGCGCGCAGCTCCTCAGCCTTGCGGTCCATAGCGCGGTAGTCCATGACTAATGCGCTCCTTTCTGGTTAATGAATCCGAAGCCCGGGATTGGGCGTCGGCTGGGTGCGGGCGCGCCGCCCGCGTCCCGAGATCGGTCAGCCGGCGCGCCGCCGGTTCCCATCTCGGAATCCTGTGTGTCGTCCTCCACCTCGTCGCCGGCGTCGGTGTCCAGAGCGGGCTCGGTGGTGTCCAGCGCCGGGTCAGCGACTTCAGTGCCAAGAGCAGCCGAGAGCTGCCACTGCCACTTCTGGTGCTGGTCGATCCGCTCCGCGAGGAAATTGGCGATGCCCTGCTGGTTCAGCTCAGAGGCGCACTCGAAAGAGTCGATCAGCGCGTCGAGCACCACAGCGTTGGCAGCGAGCAAGTCGGCAGAAAGGCTGCGGGCGTCCTGACCCACGGTCGCGTCAGCGAGGTCGCTGGCAGCGTCAAGCTCGGCAAACCGAAACGGAGCAGGGGCTCCAAGCTTGCGCAAAATCTCGGCCAGCGGGTCCACCGAACCGTAGACATCATCGTAGATCGCCTCAAAGAAAGCGTGGTACTGCGGGAAGTCCAGCCCGGTCACATTCCAGTGAGCACCGTGGGCGCGCAGGTAGAACTTGACCACATCGGCAAAGAGCTCGGTCAGCTCCTCGATCAGGCTAGGGATCGTTGGCGGCTCAGCGTCGACAGGTTCGGTCAATGCACGCTTCTCCACAGTGCGCTCCTTTTTGGGGGCTGGGAGAGCACGAGGCTCGCCCGCGTCGTCAGCCGCAGCGGTTTCCAGCTTGCCGAGAATGTCCTCGATCTGGCCGGTGGCGTCCTCCAGAGCCCGCAGGGCGTCCTTCAGAGCCGCCTCGTTGGAAGCTGACAGCACACGGCCAATGCGCTTTTCCAACAAAGTACGAGCTCGCAAAGAGGCAGCCTTGGCGCGCGCCACGGATGAGGTCTGCGGGTAGGCCGGCATTGAGGTCACAGTCAGCTCGTGGACGGAAGCCTCGAGCACATCGCGGCACACACCGCCGTCGGGCCCCACATACCAGCGGTCACGCTCGACGACCATGCCGAAAGAGCAGCCGCGAATGTCGCCCCGTTCCATGCTGACGCGCAGGTCCTGAGCCCACGAGGTGTCCGGCGGGAAAGCAGTGAAAGCCACGCCGGCCGGGTCCTCCCGGGTCTCCAGCGTGCCGGCGCTGACGCGCCCCAGCACCTTCGATGAGTCGTGGTCAAAGAGAGCCACGAGGTCGCCGTCGAGCTTGACAGAGCCCGGCATCATGCGCTCGGTGAAACCGCCGAGGTCCACGCTCCAAGCGTCATAGACAATGGCGCGCGCGTCGATGCGCGGCCGGCCACCGTCGTTGACGACGAAAGTCATGC